ATAGCTTTACTAGAAACATTGTCACGAAAGAAAAAGGATATTTATACATTTACTGCTGAGTATCAAAGACAGATAGACGACCAAGAAACTGCCGGTTACAATGCTATGAAAGCTGGTATAACTACTTTAGAATCTGGTATGATGGATTTCTTTGACGTAACTTCAGAAGGTTGGGCAGACTGGCATAAACTTGCGTCTAGCGTGCTTTCAAGTGTTTATAAACAATTACTTGAACAGTTAGTAGTAAAACAGTTAGTTTCAGGAATTACTGGAGGTATAGGTAGTATGTTTACTGCCGCAGCATCTTCTGGTAGTTGGACTACAAATAACCCATCTGTAGCCAGTGGAGCTATAAAATATAATAACGGTGGTATGATTCCTACTAAAGGATATGCTACAGGTGGAGTGCTTAGCGGAGGTACTGGTATAAGAGATGATATTTATCTAGGAAATGTAGATGGTACTCAAATGTTCGCTATGGGTGGTGAGTTTATAACTCGCAAGTCTAGTGTAAACGAAGGTACTAAAGGAACATTAGACTATATCAATAAGACAGGTACAACACCAAATCAAGGCTCACAAGTAAATGTACCAGTTAAGATTAACATAGAGAATCAAACAGGTCAAGCTATATCAGCAGATATGATTCAACAAATGACTCAAACTAATGATAAAGGTGATTATGAGAAGGTAGTTAACATTGTGCTTAAAGCATCAATGACAGACCCTAGAATGAGAAGCTTATTAAAAGGAGGAAGATAATGGCTAATTTTGATATATTTCAGATTAAAAAAGTAAAAGAAACAGAGTTAGATACAGCTATAAAATCGGAATCTGCTAATGGTTTAGTTAAAACAAGAATACCTTATACAAAGATTAGAAAAGAGTTTACAGTAACTCCTAATACAGTTATCACACAAGAAGAGATGGATGAACTTTTAGCGTTATGGGAGGCTGTTAGAACAGTTACTCCTTTCGTATGGAACCATCCTACTAAAAAAGATGCTTTTAATAACCCTAAGCAGTTTACTGTTAGGTTCAAAGAGGCGATACAGTATGAACAAGATGCTAATTTAAATAACTACTATACAGTAGACGCATTTACGTTAAGCGAGGTGTAATATGACAATACCATTAATCCAACCTTTAATTGAGGAAAAGAATAAAATATCGCAAGACCAGCCTTGGTTATTATTTTTAACTATGACAAACGTAGCTAAAACATTGACACTAAGGTTAGTCCGAAATACTGAAAACATAACATTTAAAGGTGAAGAGTACGTAGCCTTCCCTTTTGAGATAGATAGTATCCCAGAAGCCTCTAAAGGCTCACTTCCTACGTTAGCTATTAAAGTATCTAATGTAGATAGACAAATTCAAGCGTATATAGAGCAAGACGCAACGTTTGGCTCTGGGTGGGAAGTAATCATATCATTAGCGCATATTAGCCAGTTAAACGGTACTGATTTAGAAGACCAAGTAGCCGAGATTGAGCATAAGTTCCAATCACTAGATTTAACNGCTGATAATGANTTTTTAACAGTTAATTTAGGNGTTCGTAATCCGATGTTAGTACAATTCCCTAGGCAGCAATANGCTGGAGGGTTCTGTCAAAGAACATTTAACGATGGTGAAGGGTGTCCTTACGCTACACAAGGTAAGAATACATCTTATACCTTCTGTAAGAAAACACTAAATAATTGTTTAGAGCGTTTTAGTGAAAATAGGGTTAACTCTATAGGACAGAAGATAGGCTTACCATTTTTAGCCTTTAATGGTATAGAAACTAGAGGAATTTTTAGATGATTAGTAAACAAATTAACACAGTAATTATGAAGTACCTAGGTATTCCTTATAAATTTCAAGGTACTTCTATAACTGATGGGCTTGATTGTGCTAATCTGTGTACACTAGTAGGTAAGGACTTAGGTGTACTTATACCTAATATAAATCATAGTACTCACAGCGAAGAGTCTTATAGTGTATTGTTTTCAGTTAAAGATAATAAAAAATTATGGAAAAAGGTACAACCTACAGCTAATACTTTAGCCGTGTTTAAAATAAACGGTGTTATTAAACATGTGGGTTACATGATAAATGATTTTGAGTTTATTCATATAATGGAGAATTCAAAGGTTACTGTAGACACTTTAGATAGTATTCAATGGCAAAGGCGTCTAGCTGGGTGTTATGAGTATATCGGAGATACACAAGAAATATAAAAGGAGACACGTTGAGCGCTATTGTAACATATGACTTAACAAAAAAAGCTAATAAAATAACTTTNGGTACAGTAGTTATCAATCGTATAGATAACCCATTCGACCCTATAGGGTCAAAAGTAACTAGAACTGACCTTCATGGGCTAACTCTAGATAAGTATTTAGANGGCTACTGTTTAGGTAGTGAGATTATTGTATTTGTAAACGGTAAACAAATTACTGGGGATTACTCTGAATATATAGTTAAACCTAATGATATGATTACTTACACACCTATAGTTCAAGGTGGTGGTAGGGGTGTTGGTAAACAAATATTATCAATTGTAGCTATAGTTGTTTTATCTTACTTTGCAGGTCCTTGGGGTACCGCCGCTGGTAACGCTATGTTTGGTGCAGGTACAGTAGCTGCTGGTATAGCTGGTAGTATTGTTTACGGGGCTATAATGATTGCTGGTTCGTTGCTAATTGGTCATATGCTAGGCCAAGGTACCGGAGCAATAACTGATACTATTCCTCAGTCTGAGTCTAAAACCTACTCATGGAATGGTATACAAACATCTAGAGAACTTAATAATCCTATTCCTGTTTTATACGGTACACACACTTTGGGAGGTACAGTAATTAACTCTAGGTTTTATTACAATGGTTCTAGTGACTGGATAGGTACACAACTAGCGCTGTGCCATGGTGAAATACAGGCNATAACACCAGATAAAATTAAAGTTAATGATTTAACATANTCGTCATACGTGAAACAAGGTACTACATCTAACGGTAGNTTCCAGTATCGTACTGGTTCATTTGACCAGAGTATCATGACAGGATANAGCGATAGTATCTATAATAACGCAGCAGTGTCTCAAAAGATTAATTATAATATANCTTGGACTTTTACTTCAGAAAGTACTAATATTAATTTTTTTAGATTNCATTTTGAGTTTCCTTATGGTTTGTATAATATGGANTCACAAGGGACTAAAAGTATTAGCACAGTTAAGGTTAGAGTAAAGTATCGTAAGGTNGGTACTCTAACATGGCAAAATATGTATAATTACGACCCTAGNGGTACTATAGAATACNGGATATAGGTACCGTGTTAGAGTTGGAACTTTTGGTTTATCATTGTCTCCTTGGTTAGATTTATGGTCTCCATCCCCTAACTTAACTATAGAAGATGCGCCAGAAGGTNCAGTGAGNCTTCAAAATATGGGCAATTANAGGTATAACAAAAATACTACATTTATACCAACTACAGACTTAACTTTTGTAAGTAAGTCTAGCGTACCTTTAAAACNNTATTTTGAACCTGTTGATAAATACGGTAAACCTCTTAGCCTGGGNAATGGTCAATATGAATTCCAGGTTACTCGGATAACCCCGCAGCCGAGTGATGAAAATGACCCGTATAAACAAAATAAGTGTCACGTTAGATTTTTAGAAGAGATACAAATTACAGATATAAATTACGGTGGAGTAGCTTTACTAGGTATAGACTTAAAAGCTACAGACCAGCTTAGCAACTCTAGACCTAATTTTAAAGTTACTTGTACTAGAAAACCTTTAAGGATTAATGACATTTATAGAGATAGTACAAACCCTGCATGGATTTGTATGGATATTTTAACTAATAAACAGTACGGTATGGGTTTAGGTATTGCAGAAATTGATACCACATCATTTAGCCGATGGGCGGATTTTTGTAGCGGAGGTGTAGCTAATACTTTTACAATAAGTAAAACGATTACTGCACTTAGCAGTATAACTCTTTTAGACGGCGATTTAATAATCCCTCTAACAGAACTGCCAGAAGGTGAAGCACTAAATCTAAATAACATAGTTATTGGCAGTAGCTCAGTTACTGCAACTGGTGAAGTTTATGATAGTACAGGTGTATTAGCAGACGTAGATATGAATATAAACTCAATAGATGATATATACTTAAAATATATTGATGACCACGAGGTCTTAGCAGTTGGATACTACTATATTATAAGCTTTAAGTATAGCTTAAAGGATAATTCGCCATTAACTTATACTATACACTGTAAAAATTTAGAATATACTGCTACCCCTAAACTATCTTTTAACGGGTTGTTTGATACCTCTTCAGATATCTGGACATCACTACAAGATGTAGCGCAAGTAGGTAGGGGTCAAGTTATACTAAGGGGTAATAAATACTCTTGTATTTATGATGATGTAAAAGTAGTTAAAGGATTATTTAATGCTGCTAATTCTAAAAATGTAGCAGTACAGTACATAAGTAACGCCGATATTGCTTCAGAGATAGAATTACAATTTTCTGACGCTAGTATAGACTACGAAATGAACTCTATAAGTATACAAGATGTTGATGCTATGGCTAGCGGTATTACTTCTAATAAAACGACTAAGCAAATTAAAGGTATTACATCGGAAGAAGAAGCACTAGTGATGGGTAAATATTTACTAGCCTCTTCTAAGTATCTAAGAAGAGTTATTACACTAGACGCTGATATTGAAAGTATAACACAAACTGTAGGTGATTTAGTAGCTATTCAGACTGATGTTACGCAATACGGTACTGGAGGTATAGTATTGCAAAAATTAGGTAATGCAGTTATTCTTGATAACACAGTAACGCTGGAGTTAGGTGTTGAGTACAACCTAAAGATAAAAAATGTGTTAACTGATGATATTAAAGACTATGTATTTACACCAACATACGCAGCACAGGCTGATTATACATTCGATGACTTTGCTCTAGTAATAAATAATGAGCATGATGGGTTTATAGATACTAATACATTACTTATTAATGAAGGTTATGAGATACAAGCAGAAGATAGGTACTCGTTTGGTATTAAAGGTTCTGACAGTATTCTTTGTACTATACTAGATATTGATAGAAGTGGTGAACTAACAAGAAGAATCTCAGCTATTGAGTATAATGAATCAATTTTAGATTTCAACTATGATAATGATATGATTCAAAGGATACAAGCAACAGGGAAGCCTACTAATATTATTAGTAACTTTGTAGCAAGCGATAGACTAGTTAAACTAGAAAATAGTCAAGTAGTAGCGATGGTGAGCTTTGCGTGGGATAGTAAGATTAGCTCTTACTTTAATATATATTTGTTAGAAGAGGATGGATATAAAAACTATCTTGGTAATAATATTCGTGAGAATAGGTTTGAGTATCCTAATACAGTTATGGTACCTGAAGTACCTTATACNATCTATATTGAAGATACNCTTGATATGAGTATTGTAGNTACGTTAGACTATACTATAACGTCTTTTTCTGCGGAGCCTGAGGATATATCTAGTATAGAAATAACGCCGGTTGATGGTATGTTAGACTTTATTGTTAATTATACTAATAAACCTTTGGACTTTGCTTATTATAATTTATATAGAAATAGTACACTGATTAGTACACAGATATCTGATAGATTTAGTATTAGACATGTTACTGGTACTAGTTCAGTTAACTATAGTATAGAAGCTGTTGATATGATTAAGAAAAAATCAAATATTATAACTCAGACCTTTACTACTACCAAGCCTAGTATAGAAGCT